AATCCACATAGGTAGATTTGTATTAACATCTAATATGTTGTTAAATAGGTCACCTAATATCGATTTAATTCGAGTAGATTCAGAATATATATTTAATATATAACCTTTTTCTGATGGTGTTGTACACTCTTCTGAATAAATGTCTAGTGCTGCGGAAATCTCAGGAGTAAATTCCATAGATTCATAATCATAGTAAGATGCTAATCTAGTCGGTTCATAATAAATAGACTTAGTGTATAGTTCATTATCAATTTTTTGCCATTGGTTTGACAGATACATAGATTGTTGCATCTGTAGTTTTTTCTCCTCAAACTCTTGTTTAGAGTCAGTCTTAAGTATTTCTGATGAACCTATATTAAACTTTTGGTATGAAGGTTCTGTCCTGTTGGGTCCTTCTGGTCCAAATAATTTTCCTAGTCTTTGGTATATTGTTAAGTTTTCTGCCATATTAATTAATAATACTGATTATATTATAAATAGTCAATCATTTTTTATCGGACCTTCCCAAATAACCAACCATAATCTTTATACATTTGTTTACTATCTGTATTCTGGTTTCCTGGTAACCCAAATAAAGG